ATTGTCGTCAGTGACTCCAAGCTAGGTTGGGCAAAAGCCCTAAAAGAACTGGTGGGGATGCTGTATTCTGGGATAGTTCCCAAGATAGATACCTCAAATATAAGGCCCTCAGGCGCTCCCTTAAAGACTTTCGGGGGTAGAGCCTCTGGTCCAGAGCCTCTGGAGAGGATGTTTCGGCACTTTATAAGGGTTTTTGAGAACGCTGCAGGCAGAAAGCTCACCTCTATGGAGGTCCATGACCTCATTTGCCATGAGGGAGAGGCTGTCTTAGTAGGTGGTGTACGCCGGACTGCGCTAATCAGTCTTTCCAATCACTCTGACGAGAGGATGCGTAATGCGAAAAGTGGACAGTGGTGGACAGAGAATCCGCAGAGAGCACTTGCTAATAACTCAATATGCTTTACCGAGCAGCCCGAGGTGGGCGCTTTCATGCGTGAATGGCTATCTATATACGAAAGTAGGTCAGGTGAACGTGGGGTCTTCAACCGTCAGGCTTGTAGAGATATGCTCCCCGAGCGGAGAGACGAAAATCATGACTTCGGCACAAATCCATGCAGCGAAATAGTACTTAGAAGTGCAGAATTCTGCAATTTATCAGAAGTAGTGTGTCGCCCTAAGGATACCCTCGCTACTATTGTTGTGAAGGTTAGCCTAGCAGCCTTATTGGGTACGGTGCAGTCTACCCTCACGGACTTTCGCTATCTTAGAAACATCTGGAAAAAGAACTGCGAAGAGGAACGGTTACTAGGTGTTTCCCTGACAGGCATATTCGATTGCCCGGCGATCCTTAATGCTACCCCTAAAGACCTAGAGATGCTCAGGGGAATAGCTGTAGGCGCTAACAAGAAATACGCCAAGAAGCTAGGCATCCCAGCATCCACTGCAGTGACTTGCGTCAAGCCGTCCGGGACCGTCAGTCAGCTTGCGTCCTGTAGTTCTGGGATACACCCCGCTTACAACGACTACTACCGTCGGGCTGTACGGAACGACAAGAAAGACCCACTCGCCCAGGTTATGATCGACGCAGGCGTACCGTACGAAGAGGACAAGACTAACTCAGAGGCGTGGGTGTTCTACTTTCCCATCAAGTCCGAGGGCCTGACCAGGAAGAGCGTAGGCCCACTACAACAGCTTGAAGTGTGGCGTAAGTTCGCTTTGCACTGGTGTGAGCACAAACCCAGCATGACCTGCTACGTAGGGGAGTATGATTGGCCTGCTGTTGGTTCTTGGGTGTGGGACAACTTTCAGATACTGAACGGGATTTCCTTTCTCCCCTCTGCGGACGACGGCCACATCTATGACCAGGCTCCTTACGAGGACATTACCAAGGAGGAGTATTCGGCTATGGTGAAGAAGATGCCCAAAGAGATAGGCTTCAGGTTTGATGAGAACGCGGACAATACCACCTCCAGTCAAGAACTAGCCTGCGTAGCAGGGGTCTGTGAGGTATGAGTTTCCCTAAAGACAGGCGCTGGCTAAGCAAGGACTACCTCAAGTTTGTTAGTGAGATGCCCTGCTCCTTCTGCAAGATGATTGACGGGACTGTAGTGGCGCACCACCTAAAACACCGGTACTCCCCGTGGGGAGGGGGCGGAATGGGGCTTAAAGCCTCTGACATCCTCTCGATGCCTCTATGCTATGACTGCCACGACCGAGCACATAACGGAGATGGGGAGGTTCTGGACTTTCAAGCTGAGTTTATCTTTGCCACGCTTGACGCAGCTACCAAACACGATGTAATATCCATTACATACAAACCCTATGAGTATTACAAGTTATGACCTTAAAATACGGCAGCAAGGAGTACAACATAGGTCTTGCACACCTCGGGCTTAGGGTGTACAGTCGGAATGACCCAGATACGTTGAAGTGGGGCCTGCGTAACAAGTACATTGTTGCTCCTGTCATCAGGCATGGGAACTTTGTAGATTACTACAGAGTGGGATGGCAGGTCTACTACTACAACGCTGAGTTTAACAACACTCGGAAGACTATGAAAAGATACGAAACGAAGAAGGAGGCTGTTGAGGCTGTGAGGGAACATGTAACCCACGAGCCTTGGTATGCCGGGTTACCAGGATATGGAACTGCCCGCGGTGTTTACCTTTCGGATGGAGTGTACGTAGGAGGAAATCCACGTTTTGATAGATGACAAATCTGCAGAAAGAGCCAGGGAATGGATGCGAGACAATGCCCAGCCACATGCTCAAGCAATCGCAGACAAGCTACACCTCGAGGACTTTAAGAAAGTTAAGTTCTCACTACTATTTGGGGAATCAACTGCGGATACGGTTGCAGCGAAAGAAGCGTGGGCTTATGCTCATCCCGAGTACCAGGAACTACTTGAAGGCCTCAAGGCAGCACGGGAAAAAGAAGCGACCTTCCGACACAAGCATACAGCAGCGGAGGCTACGATAGCAGTATGGCAAACAATGTCAGCGAACAATCGCAAAGTGGTGTTATAATGGATGCAGCCGAACTCGCTACGTGGCGAGAAGGTTATGACCAAGCCGATCAGGACGGTGCTCAAGGGTGGGCGCACGAAGATCAACTAAATCAACTTAAACGGCAAGAAGAGGAAAAGCCAATGACCGACGAACAGTTTAATAACCGAATCTCCCTATGGCCCCAGGAAAAGAAGCACGAGAATGGTCCCGACCTCAAGGGTAAGGGCCTTATCAATGGGAAGGAGATGTCAGTAAGCGCCTGGAAGAACACCTCCAAAAAAGGCAACAGATACCTGGGTCTAAGGTTCGAGGAACCGCAGGACCGCGCTAAGCCCTACACTCCCAAGTCCGAAGACGATAACTGGGACTTCTGATGGCAATCGAGTACGGAACCAATCCTCGAGAGCATCATTTAGAATACCATGATGGAAGTGTGGTTTTACTAAATTTCGATCCGAAAAAACACTACTATACTGTAGAAGGAAAATACGCCCCCTCAGTAACCACTATCCTCGACTCCATAGCAAAACCTGCTTTAATGCCCTGGGCAGTGAAGATGGGGGCGGAGTGGTTTGTAGAGAACTGCGAGGCCTTTAGTCAGGCAGAACTCTCGGTCGATGATATGGTGAAGGGTATCAAGGGNGCTTACCGCTCCTCTTCCAGGAAGGCTATGAACATAGGNACGGAAGTACACAGGTGGTGTGAAGAGGCTATCCTCTGCAAGCTAGGGAGAGGGCCTCGGCCCGAAGATGTGGAGGGAGAGGAAGCAAACAACGCAGTGAACGCTTTCAGGGATTGGGTAAAGCTAAACGATGTAGAATGGCACACTGTAGAGCAGAAGCTGTACCACAGAGGGCATAAGTACGCCGGTACTGTGGACGCCACTGCGACTGTGAACGATGAGTATTGCGTAATAGATTTCAAGACATCTAAGGCTGTCTACGCTCCCTACCACCTGCAGTGTGCTGCCTATGCCAAGGCCATAGAGGACATGACAGGAACAGCACCCGAAAAGGCATACGTCCTGCGGTTCGACAAGGCTACGGGAGAGTTTGAGGCGGCGGCTTCTACTGAGATAATGGACAACTTTATAGGGTTCCTGGGATTTCTGGAGGGATACACACGATTAAAGACGCTCGAGAACAGGAAATGAACACCAAGGACATAGAAAGCATAGCCGGGACCATGATATTCCATGTGAGTGCTGCATCTGTCTTAGCCAGGAACTTGGCTACCGCTCTTGGGCCTCCTGGCTTAATGATGATCTCTTCCTTGATAGAGGAGTCTGTTAAGGAGGCTCCTTCAAAGCATGAGCAGGCGTTTTGGTTGACACTCAGGGACTTCTTTGACCCTGATATAAATGATGATCTGAGCGAGGACCCCATAGAGTTCGGGGGAAGGAAAGACCATTGAACCTATTAGTTATAGGGGACCCTCACGCCCACCCCGACTACGATAACAAGAGGTTCACTATCCTGGGCAAGTACATCGCCAGGGAGAAGCCGGACGTTATAGTATGTATCGGGGACATGGCAGACATGCCAAGCCTGTCGTCCTATGACAGGGGGACTAAAGGGTTCGAGGGTAAGAGGTACAACAAGGACATTAAGGCGGTGCTCGACGCCCAGGATAAGCTGCTTACGCCTATCGCTAAGGCCAGGAGTTATAATCCAGTGCTGCACATGTGTCTAGGCAACCACGAGGATAGGATAACGAGGGTGGTAAACGCCCAACCAGAACTGGAGGACGCTATAGGATTGTTTGACCTCGAGTATGAGGCGCATGGGTGGAAGGTGACGCCGTTCAAGAAGTCGGTCACCATAAAAGGCATAACCTTTAGTCATTACTTTACGTC